GCACAGTCCAAGGTTCCAGAATCAACCGTTGATCCTGATGCATTCTTTAAAACCCAAGTTGCCGAATCGCACAAAAGACCGTACAGAAACATCGCCTGAACCGGATAACCAACCGAAGCATTTAAAGAAATCGTAAAAGTTTCAGAAGTCGTTGTGGTCGAGATCCAAGGTTTTCTTGGTCTGTCATTTTCAACATTGCTTGCAGGAAACCCACTCAATGCGGTTCCTCCTGCTACTGCACTGGTCCGGTCTTCGTTTAAAATCTTCATTTTAAAACGTCCTCACATAAGCAGAGAGGTCAGCATCTCCTGACAAAGTTGTGGTCCGGTTCTGAAAATTGTAAGTGATGCTTCTTGCAATCATGTCACAGTTGACAAAATCAATTTCCCGTCCGAATTTGAATCTGTCTCCTAAGTTATAGGAGGTTTGAATGTCAGGCATGGTGACTGAAGCAGATGCTTTGACATCATTGTTTTTAATTGCGGTCAATAAGGTCGAGACTTGAGAACGGTCTGCATAGGTGTCTGCATAAGCAGGAACCTCAAACTCTGATCCAATCGGTTTGTTTTCTACCCTCACATATTCAGAATATTCGGTCACTTTGTTTGACTCGATTTCCACCACTTTGTAGGTCGCAGAAATTCCTCCAACCGGAAACCCAATCTGAAAGGATGCATCCACAATTTCATCCTCATCAAAGGTTGTGAAACTTGTGGGATTATTCGCACGGTCAATAAGAAACAATGTGTTCTGATTACTGTTCCCCGTATCCGGTCCAATGTAGAATTGATGATTGAAGCTTTCTGCAACTTGGGATGCAATCAGAACCAAAGGCATCGGTTGTTCCTGTCTGATTTTAATTCCTAAAGAAGAAGCACCTGTTGCCTTTGCAGTGTTGGCAGAGGTCACCGTCAAAGAAAGAGTTGTTGCAACATAATCAAAAAAGTCTTCCAACGTCTTTGAGGTCGAAGAAGAAAGGGTTGCTTGTCCTCCTCCATAACCTGAAACGGTAAATGCAGAAGATGAAACAGAAGATGTTGCTTTGGTTGTTCCGTCTTCTTTGAAGGTCAAGCCACTGGTCAAGCCAGTTGGATTGTGGAAAGTCGTTGATCCGGTTTGAACCAGATTGTTGAAGTTGGTCACAGAACCATAAACCCAAGGTGCAGTGACGGTGTTTCCATCTGAATCGGTCACCGTTGAGACAGGACTTTGAGTGTACTCGAAAGGGTACATCGTGAATCTCAAAGACTCTTCAGTGATGTTTTCAATCACTAAAACTCCGGTGATCCAATCATATCCCGTCAAGGTTGTCTTCAACACAAAAACGTAAGTGGTGGACGGAGAAGAAACCATGGATGTGTAGCGTGAAGATCCAAAAGGATGTGAGTCATCCAAAGGCCGATTTTCCAAAACGACAAACCCACTCCTAAAATTGGCATATCCTCCACGGGTTGCACCCAAGGTCATGACCGGAGCATTCAAAACATATCCATAATGAAAGTTCCCATCATCTGCAACGTACTCATCATCACTGACATAATAGGCAGTTGATCCGACTGTGATTTTCAAACTCAAATCTCCGGTTGCCATCAGTTTGCCAGTGAAGGAAATTGATTGAAACGGTTGGCACGTTGGTTGATCTCAACTCTTATTGCAGAATCATATTCATCAATCGCTTGTCCGGTCCCGTCATAGATGGAAACCTGAATCGGCTGACCCATGGAGAACCTTCCTGAATTGATTTGGTTCATGAAGTCTTGCCCGTATTGACTCACCGCAGATTTTCTCATCACATACTCTCCACCTTCTAACTCTGTCTTGACTCCTCCTCCTGCATGGGAGGGTCCATGGATAGATCCACCATAAGGATAGCGTTTGACCAATCCTCCCATGGCTCCGGTTGTCAAGGTTCCAACAAATGCCTTGATTGAAGCAATGTCCAATCCTGCTTCTTTCAGCTTTGCACTGACCACATCAATGTCTGCAAGAATGGATTCTTTAGACTTTCCAGATTCATGCTCTGATCTGATGGTTTCTTTCACCATCTCAAGCAATCCTCCTTGAGCTTTATTCATTAAATCGGTGTTGGTCGAAATGATTCCGTTTTGAAGTTCAATACTGGAGGTTAAAGATGTGATTTCACCATTGAGAAGTTCCATTGCTTTGTCAGGAATTACTTTACCAAAAGCCAAAACTGCTTCTTGGTATCTTGCCACTGCATTCATAAATCCAGTTGCATCAAATTTTTCTCCTATTTTTATTCCTAAAACTTTTATGTCTTCAATAAAGTCTGACCTATCAACTCCCTTCTCAATGATCGCAAGCTGATCTCCTAAAATAGACATCAGAAAATCACTTTGTTTTGCGAGTGCTTTTTTCTTTCCAAAATCTTTTTCATCCATAAATTCCTGCAACACCGTTTTTTCAGCCTGTGCCGTTGGAAGTCTTGCCGTTGCAATGGATAAAACTGCTTTTGAATCTTTAATCAATTCACTGAAAATCTTCATTGGTCCGGTGATGAAACCCTTGGATTGTAAAAATAAATCTTTTTGAAGATCAGTGAATCCTGCGGTTTCTAATGCGGTGATATAACTCGATGCAGATTGTTTGAATGCTTCGGTTGCCCGTGCAACCCGTTCCGTTGTTCTTGCAAGGATTGCTTGTTGCTTAGTTAAGTCTGCAACATGAGTTAAGAATCCAGATCCTAAATCATCTGCTAATTGTCTATTTTCTAAATACTGTTTTTCAATCAATGCCATTTCTTTTGCTTCACCTGTGATGCCTGAAATGGTCATGTTGTAATCATCAATTTCAACTCCCAACTCTTCAACCTTCTCCAAAACTTTTGAGATGTTGTTTCCGGTATTTAAAACTAATTCGTTTGCATCTCCAATCCCCGGAAGAAGCTTGTTAAAAATGTTGTCAATTGCGCCTCCAAAAGTTGAAAAAACTTTGTCTACTAAACCCATCACCTTTTTGGAACTCATTGCAAAACGGGTGATGATGGCAAGCCAGTTTGTGGAAAAAGCGAGTTCAATGCTATTTCCGACTTCTTTAATTTGTAAACCTACTGCATTAAAAAACCGACTGGCTTGAGAGGATGCAGACCGAATTCCTCCCACAAATGCTTCTGCAATTTCTTTATTTTCTTCAAGTTGTTTGGTTGCTTTCTTTTCTAAATCCAAGGCAACTTTTCTTGCTTTTTCCTGTGCCTTAAAAACCCTTTCAGCCTGCCGTGCTAAAACCAATTGCTCCGCTTGTTCTTTGGTCAATCCTTTGACCACTCCAAGAATCTCTCCTTTTCCTTCCGTGTCTCTCAAAGTAACTTGATAAAGTTGCTTTTCATTTTCCAAAGTAATCTCAGAAAAAAGACTTCTTGCACGGTCAAGTTTTTGTTTTGCTTTGGAGTTGGAAAGATCCTCCACAACCAATTTTGACGTTTTCTTTAATGTGTCTAATTCTGCTTCTCTTCCTTTAACTTGTTTGACATTGATATGTTGCATACTTTCTTCAATGTCATATTGTTTTAAAAGTGCTTCTGTGATTTCACTTTGGATTTTTGCAATTTTTTTATCAATTTTTTCTTGGTCACCTAATAACCAATTGATAACACTGTATCCTTCTTGTTGAATTGCTAAATCGAGATTTAAATTCTCAATTTCCTTATTTAATCTTTTATATTCTCTGACCAAATCTTCAGCACTTAACCCCTCATTCATCTTTCCAGTTTTATCAAAAACCTCTTTGGTTTTTAATCCGATGTCTTCAAGTGCTTCAATGAAGTCTTTTGCTCCTAGAACAATGGCAGAAAAAATTCCTCTTCCCTGCTTTTGAAGAATGTTTAATGCATCATTGAAATCTTCAGTTGCCTTAATTGCTTTCTGGTCAATGATTCCTCCATAGGCTTCTAACTGCTCTCCATAATCTTTGATGGCAGTTGATCCCTGTTGCATCATGTTCACCAAGGAAACCCCTTCAGAATCAAAAAGTTTAAAAGACAAACGAACCTTGTCTGATTGAGAAGTCATTCCTTTCATCACATCTGCAACTTCTAAGAAAATCTCTTCTGTGGTTTTTGCTCTTCCACTGGAATTTCTTAATGAAATCCCCATTTCTTCCAGTGCTTTCTTTGCTTCTCCGGTTCCTTCTCTTGCTTCTGCTACCCTCCTTGTCATCCGTTGAATTGCCATGTCAAAAGTCGAGGTTGCCACTCCTGATTGCTCTGCACCAAACCTGAACTTTTGGAGTGCATCCGTTGAGATTCCAAGTTTACTTGAAACCTTTCCAATCTTGTCGGCAGTTTGAACCATCTGGGTTGCAAATGCTCCAACTCCACCAATCCCAACAAGCGCACCAATTCCTGCTTTTAATTGTCCAAAAGACTTATCCAGATTCTTCAAAGAATTCTGGACATTGTTAAAAGCTTTCTTGGTCCGGTCTTCTGCCGTGACTGCAATCTTTGCGGTTGCGGTTGCCATTTACTTTTGACGTTGATCTTTAATTTGAAAGTATGCCATCCATGCACTTAATTCTGTGACTGACAACTTCATCACCTCCTCAACGGATTTATGGAGATGTTCTGCCAACTGAAACAGAAAATAAATTTCTGGATGGCTACTTAGTTTTTTGATGCATCTTCAAGGTCATCATCATTTCCTGACATCTCTGACACAATTCTTGAGATCACTTCAGGATCAGTGTGCTTCATTAATTCCGTCCGGTGGACCGATTTGAAAATCCGGTTTCCGTCTTCGTCTAATGCACGTTGAATCAAGGCTTCGACAATTGCTTCTGCCTTTTTTCCTTGGTCTGAAAGAGCAAGAATCTTTTCTTGTTGACTGAAATTAAGCGAAGGCTTAAACCAAATAACGGTTGGTTTTCCATCGACTTCCCATTCAGGAACCTCTAAGGAATTCAATCCTCCACTTAATTTCTGGCTGAAATGACTCTTTGCACTCTCTAAGATTGCACTCATCTTAAACCGTTGTGGAACTCAATGCGTTTGCTCCTTGGAAACTAAAGGATGCCGTCACAACTGATCCCATGGCATTTGCCCTTGAAATCGATGTGATGACTGCACTTCCGGTGTAATAGGTTGCACCTGAACCACTTCCTTCAGGGTACAAGTTTAACGTCACCGTACTGCCTGCGGTCATTGCTCCTTGTCCTGAAGTGTCGGTTTCGTCCCACATACAATCAACCGTTCCTGAAAAAGTCACATAATCTGCAACATAGGAACGTGCAGAGTTTGACAATGCAGTGGTTTCAATGGTGTCAGAGGTTTCATCAAACGAAAACCCTGTCACCTCTGCGACGGTATCACTACCGACTTTGACCACTCCTTCTGATCCTTTATGAACTGCCATCTTCTTCTCCTTTCTTTTTAGATGATGACTTAACCTCTACAATAGGCTTTTCAGACCAACCTTTTCTTTTCATCTCATCAATCTTTGTTGGATGAACATCAATCGGGTCAGTCCCTTTTTTAAACATTTTCATAAGCTTTATTTAGCTACATCCGGTGCATTCTCCGCATAACGGTAAATGACCGAATAGTTATGTCTGATTAATCCGGTTGGAACATTGCCCTCACCAGAATAAGAAATGTCAACATTGGACAAATAAGAATCAACAACGAGATTATTGATTCCAACATCTGATGCCATGGCAACCTGAACTTCTTTGCCGATGTCATCAAGAACATCATCAAGGGTTGATGCATTTTGGGCATACCCATCAACCATCAAAGTCAAAGTTGATTGACAGATTCTTGGATTTCCCATTGCATCCACCTCCACTTCCTCTTCTTGGGTGTAAACACATAAAGCAGGAAGATCCGCATTCTCCAAAGGATAAACATGTGATTGAAAGACGTTTGATCCGGTAGTGGATAAACCCGTCAACATATTGACGGCAACCCTTTCCCTGATCTGTCTTCTCAGATGATTTGCCACCTCAACCTCTCATTCTTAAATCAAGCATTCCTTCATTATCGGGCATCACTTCCACCACGGTGTAAGTGGTTCCAGAGACTTGAATGGTGTCTCCTTGCTGAATGTTTGGAACGTCTGATGATCTACAAGCAATGAAAGGTGCAGAGGATTCCACACCAACTTCTCCTTCCACTTCCACTTCAACATACTCATTTCTAAGCAATGCGGAAATGGTGGAAGTGGACCCTGAAGAGACATCAGTGAAGGTGGCATCAGTAACTCCAAAATCTTTTAAAAATTGGAGTCTCATTTCATCGGTTTCAACCGTCACTTCTTTTTTCGTTTCTTCGGTTGAGAATCTGAACCTTCCGCACCAATGGCACGGTTGGTTGCCTTTTCTTTTTCCAAATACTCCGCATTTCCTGCGGTGACATGCATGTGTGCGACGTGCTTCGGTACGGTATGAACAGACCCGACCTTGGCAACTTCGTTATTCACAATCGTTTGCCTGATGATTTTGATTGTTAAGTCCATTTCATTTTCTGATGAAGAAGGATGAAAAGTTTCAGTTGTCCACATGGCTTTTCATCCCTTTAAAAATTATGCTCCCTTACAGAAAGCAGATGGCAGACGAACACCAACATCAATGTCCTGCAACGCATAGAAATTGACAGTTCCTGCCGATCCGTTGGTGTAGGGATCACTTAAAATGTCCAGACCAGACCAGTAGGCCAATATCATTTGACTCCATGCACCGAAGGTCACACCAGAGCAGAGTTCGGAGATGTAAACCGGATAGCCCATGATTTCCATTCCGGTGTCAAGAACGAAAGTTCCTGATCCGGTGTCTTTGGATTTCGCCATCATGTTCTGTGCAGGAGTTGCAGAGAATGCCCATGCAAATTGATCTCTTGGAAGACTCAATGCACGGTTTCCTGCAACATTACCCCAGACCGAAATCGTTTCAGCCCATGTGGGATCATTGGCAGTTCCAAACGAAACTGATCCAATCGAGGAATTATAAAGTCCGGTTGGAGTTCCAGATGATCCGTCACCCGACATTGCTTTATCTTGAATCGCAGATGCAATCTGTCTTGCCATGTCATCCACAATGAGTGCTTCGACATCAGGAGTCTCTTTTGCTTCTTCAAGCAACCTTCTTGTGACTTGGGCATAAGCACCGACAGTCTTTGGAGAAAGAGAGACTTGATCCAAGGTTCCTTGGGATTCCGCAGGAGCATTACCCTCTGTGACCCAATGTGCCGTCTGCGATGCAGTCAAGCGAGGAATGTTGACCGGACCACGAAGACCACGAAGTTCCTGAACTCCGACATCCGTCAAAAAAAGATAATGCCGAAGACGGTCAATGAAACTGATCACATCGGTTTGGATTAAGTATCCACCCGTTGCATTGGTTGTGTTCCAATCCCGTTGATTTAGAGCATCCGCAGAAAACTTCTTGGACATGATCACATCTTCAGGAATCATCATTCCTTTTCCGGTCCTGTCTGTGGAACGTGAATATTCTGCACAGACATCTCTTTCAAAGGATGCTTCTTCCTGCGCCCGTTTGTCATGTGGGTTTGCTTCTGCCCATAAGAGATTGGCAATGCTGAACCGTTGAATTTCCTTTGGAGTCATTCCCAGACCCGTATTCTCCAAGGCATTGACAACATTGGCAGAACCTTGCTTCTCCCGATAATCCAGAACAATTCCTCTGAAATCTGCAACGGAACAAGGATTCCCATAGATGGCATCCTCTACAATCTCAGACGGGATCTGATGCCGTCCTGCAATCTCATAGATTTCTTTTGCACGTTTGCGGTCACCTTTTAGTGCTTCTTTCTGTAATCGTTCACGGAGTTCAGGGTCTTCAACCACTGACTTCTCCATGGTTTCTTCAATAGTATTTTCCATCGGTGATTTCCTATATTCTGATGGTTTTTGATTTTCACTCCGTCCAATTCCGACTTTAAAGTCTGAAGGAATGGAGACAGAACTGACTTCCAATAAAGTCCAATCGGTCACTCTGAAAGTCGGCGTTTCAGACCGATTCTCAGGAACTTCTTGGACATAATTATTAACGTGATAGCCAATTGAAACATTGGTTCTGATTCGGTCCATCACATCCGCATAGGCTTCTTTTGCCTCCAAGGAATTTCCAAACCTTGCAGTTGCCCTCAACTTCCGTTGAGTTGAATCAAGCCTGATGCTATCAATCACACCAATTTGTCTTGAAGGATCATGATCCATCAACAACGGTGCAGATCCACTTTCAAACCTTTCGAGGTTTATGCTTTCTGTGGAGTGATCAAGGATTTCATTTCCTTCCACTCCACCCCAATTTCTTAAAACCGGAGCCTCTGAAGAAACGGACATTTCAACCGTCCTTGCTTCAGTGTTTTGAGACTCAATCTGAAAATCTCTGTAACTGATTTCTAAAGGTT